CTGTCCTTGAATGTCATGGCAAAAGCATGAGCCTTATCATCACGCAGTTGCATTTCTGTCCGTTTCCAACTGCCGACTTCCTCAAGTGTCTTATTATGTTTTGAACAGACTTCCTTATCCTTGTCATAAAAGCGGTAGGACAATCCCGATTTACCAGCACCGATATAAACAGTCTTTGCGGTGTCGAAATCATCAAACTTGCTTTCGTCAAAGTGGTAGCCCTCACTATTGGAGATAAATTCCTCTTTTTCGCATTTCTTCTTTATCTGCTCTATGGTAAAAAATGGCTTTTCGTTTTTATCATCAATGGCAATATCCAGTCTAGTGAAATGGAAGTTATCCAGTCCATATCTTCGTTCACAGCGTCGGAACATATCCCCAAAGGTATAATTCCTACTGTCGAGAATACGGAAAATATCATCACAGCCTCTGCCGGTCATAACAAGATAACAGCCTAACCCTTGTGGGTTATCCTCTGTTTTTCTTGCGTCCCCCGATACATAAATATCTCCAATCTGCCAGCGTGCTTGATAGGTTTTGTATTTAACGCTTGCCGGATAGATATTGAAAATATCAGTCGGTAAACCTAAAATGTGCATGATGACATCTTCAGCGGTTGCCGTATCAAATACAATACTGATGTAATCAATCTTAACGGATAAATTTTTGTGTGTAGTTATAGTGCATTACTCCTTTCGTACTTCCCGTTTTTTTGCGGGGTAAAAATCGTGTTTTGTCCTTTATTTATCACAGTTTCTAGGTACTATGACATGTATGCGCAGGGCGGTGTTACATATACGCCCTATGCGTTCGCCTAAAGGCGTTCCTTTTCTTCCTGTGTCTGATCCGTTCTTAACGCTCACGAGCCTTGTAAGGCTCGTGGCTAAACGGAACAGCCCCAGTCAGAAACCTTATTTTCGGTCTGATAGTCCATGCTTATTCATGCTATCAAAATGAAAATACATCTTTTCTATGCTTACTCAAGCGTGTGATTGACCCTAGCGTGCTTAATCACTTTATCTGATACGATAATAACGCCATTAGAATTACTTGTCAAGAAGTTTTTGTTGACTTTCAGATATATATTAAGTATGATATGCTTATAAACACCAAGAAAAGCAACGAAAGGAGCGATTATACTAAGTTATGGAGCATTATGAAAAGAAAATCAGTTTCTTAGGAGAGAACATACAAACCATAAGAAAACACAGAGGAATGAAACAACAGGAACTGGCGGACAAAATCGGTATCAATATGCAGAGCCTTTCCAAGATTGAACGAGGTGTGAATTATCCTACCTTTGATACATTAGAAAAGATAATGGACGTGCTGGACGTAACGCCTAATGAATTATTATCGGGAGAATGGAAGTATATTGACCACACAGAACCTTACATCATGGATATTATCAAACGGGAACAAGACTTTAATGTTTCCTTAGATTATCTGTCTGAAAATGAGTTTTTCAATGATGAAAAAGAATACAAATTTTACATGGAAACCATATTGATTAGATACATCAGCAATTATCTTTCTAATGAGGTTGTGGAAATTGAAGAACTTATGGAAATCAAACAGTTGATACAGCGTCAAAAAATAGAACGTATGATGAAAGTACATAAGGAAATGCGAGGGTTAGACCGATACAGAGAACAACCGAAAGAATACAAATATCACAACCCTTATGATGATTGGATATTCCGTCAACTTGCAGATATTGACAACAGAAAAAACATTCCTAATACTTCTCCACAAGTAGACTTTAATGAGGGAGATTATGAAGATTATCTAAAGGCGAAATGGAACAGAGGTCTTTAATTTCCTCTTGCATGGAAGATACAGCAAATAAAAAGCCCAGTAAAGAGTGCAAAGCACCACCAATGGTGGCAAGGCTCTTGACAGGGCTTTTTCTTTTCTGTGCTGGGTAATCAAGAGGAAGAAAGGGATAAAATCTGATTTGTGGTAAATCAGACAAAGGCAACGCAGGTGTCGCAGTATGAGCTTGTATTACATAAGGATAGTAACTGGAAGATTATAGGGTAAATGAGAATAAACCGTACATTTTTTATCGGATTTGTATGCTTGCTCATTTTAATTTTCAAAATACAAAATTCATTCTTTGTTTCATATCTCTTATAAAATAAAAATAAATATAAAATTTATATTGACTTTAATTTTATTTATGTTATATTTAATATAGTTAAAGTACAAGTGAAAGGAGGATGTAAAAATGGAGATTGATAAAATACCTCAATGGATACTGTCTTTAGAACAAGAAGATGTTACCTTTTTAAAAAATTTTGTTTTAAAGTCTGGGTCATTAAAAGAAATCGCAAAAACGTATGGTGTTACTTATCCAACGGTACGATTAAGATTAGATAAGCTAATACAAAAAATCGAAATGTCTGACCAAAAAGAAGAAGAACCATTTACGACTTTTGTGAAAGGTCTTGCGGTTGATTCACGAATAGATTTAGAAACCGCAAAAATTATTATCGAAAAATATAAAAAAGAAAAGGAGAGATGATTATGTCTATTTTATTAAATTTTTTCAGTACGCTTATCATTACTATTATTATTGTTTGTATGCAAAAATATCTTAGTACAAAAAAAGCATGGCAATTAGGTGCGATTGTCCCTTTGATTTCAATTATCGTTTTTGCATACATATACTTTGTAAGTTCTATACAAATTGCTGAATTTCTTGTTCCATGCACAATTATTCTTGTTTTGGAACTTGTTATATGGATAGACGGAAGACATCAGTATCGTAAAGAGGAACTTAATAAAATGAAGGTCAAAGATTTATAAAGTATTTTGCTTTTATAAAGGAAGAATTATATGGTTGGACTAAAAAAACGTGATATTAAAAAGGCATTAAAAGCTGGTGCTATAAATGATGAAAACAATCTTAAAATTTGAAATAAGAGCGAATAATCATATTGCGTGAATGAAACATGGGAGATACACAGATGCTTTGTGTTATCTCCCATGTTTATTTTAGTGTCATATCAAGGCTCATTCAATCGTGGTATATTCGTGGTAAAATGAGTGTTTTTCTATACTTCAAAATGCTTAGAAATATAGTATTTATACGGATAATCAAAAATTAGATATAAAATTTTGCTTAAATAACGATGAATTTAAAATGGATGTTTGTGCATGATTGCTGTCTCTACCCTTGTCGGTAGAGTGGATTGAAACGCTATCTCCTTTCTTTGGAATTGAAAACAGATACGGTCTCTACCCTTGTCGGTAGAGTGGATTGAAACCTCTTGTTACCTTGCTATTCTCATGTCCGAGGCGTCTCTACCCTTGTCGGTAGAGTGGATTGAAACAAAACCGGATATCCTAATACACGGTAGCCCGTGCGTCTCTACCCTTGTCGGTAGAGTGGATTGAAACATTATGGAAAACATTTCAAAATCCGGTATCATAGTCTCTACCCTTGTCGGTAGAGTGGATTGAAACAACCTGGTCAATCCTGAAAATTCCGACAGTTGGAACGTCTCTACCCTTGTCGGTAGAGTGGATTGAAACGTCGTATAGATTCATTACTATCTCAAAGGGACTGGTCTCTACCCTTGTCGGTAGAGTGGATTGAAACACCCATTCAATTACGGTTTGTTCGAAAATCTCCCCGGTCTCTACCCTTGTCGGTAGAGTGGATTGAAACACGTATCAAGCGTGGACAGAAGATGGTAACATCTGTCTCTACCCTTGTCGGTAGAGTGGATTGAAACATTCGTGAAAATTGTGATATGTTCAAAAGAGCAGGTCTCTACCCTTGTCGGTAGAGTGGATTGAAACGCTGACGGGGTCATGAGTGTCGATTGGCTGTCGGTGTCTCTACCCTTGTCGGTAGAGTGGATTGAAACACCGACAGGAATTTGCCAACGGGAAAACGGCACATAGTATCTATCCTCGTCGGTAGAGTGGATTGAAACGCACGTTCAAGCATTGCAAGGTATGTATTTCGGTGTCTACCCTTGCCGGTAGGAGGAGCTAGAAAATGAAAGGAATAGTGAGTTATTTGTCGCGAGAGATTTGATATTAGACGTAGTACAGCGAAAACCCCCGCAATTTTGAATACGAGGGTTTCGTTGTTTTTATAGTTATCTAAAGGAATGAGAGTAAAGTGCGGCAACCGGAATATCCGGCTGCGTTTACTTTATGAGGGGGGAGATAGTTGTGTGTTAATCAACTATCTGACTCTTAGTATAATGCGCAAATGTGACAAAAGTATGATGAGTCCATAAAAAGAATGGAAAATTTCTTAAGCGATTATTAAAAAATAATTGAATTCCTATGTAGCTATACATAATCTGTATTTTTGCTGTCATACTAATATAGAGGTGATAAACGTGGATAAAAAAGAACAAGAACAGCAGAACAGGCAGAAGAATCTGAACAAGTTTAATAATATAACTGAAAAAGTAAAACCGGAGAATCAGAATCAAAACCACAATGCCAGAAAAGAAGCAGTGGATGTGAAACTAAGGCAAGTTTAGCAAAAGGGCAAAAAACCGAAAAATCCTCAGACCGAAGTCTGAGGATTTTTTTGTTTCTATAGTTATCTAAAGGAATGAGAGTAAAGTGCGGCAATCGGGAAAACCCGATTGCGCTACTTTATGAGGGGGGAGATAGTGAGTGTTAATCAACTATCTGACTCTAAGTATAATGATAAAATGTGGCTAAAATATGATGAGTTTATAAAAGAAAAAGAAAGAATCTTAACCATTTCTTAAATTAATTATTTCACAAAGTTTTTCCTGAGTTTACAAGGATTCTTATAAAAAATCCCTCAACCATGCGGATTTGAACAAGGTTTCATAAGATAAAATGAAGCAACAAAAAATACAAAATAATCATTATTAATAGAAACGGTTTACAACACGTTTACAACAAATTAATGGGTAACTGTATCTTCTCAATTTCTTTCCGCAAGTCCTCCAGTTCTCGGTGGCCATATACCCGATTCGTGATATCCGAGAAGGAATGCCCGAGCATCCGCTTCCTATCATTTTCATTGACGCCATATTTTTCGCAGAGCGCAGAGAAAGTATGGCGGCAGTCGTGTGGGGTGTGTTTTTTGATTCCTAGCGCATTGAGCCGCTCATACATGGCAGTTCGGAACTTATATGGAGAAATACTCATTAAAGAGCCATCTCGTCTTAAACGGCGTTTTACGAGTCCGTAAATTGAGCTGTGGATTGGTACAACACGGTTCTTTCCTGCTGTTGTTTTAATTCCACCCTGAAAATATTTCTCTTTCAAATTAATATCTAACGTTTTATAGGCAGAAAAACGAAATCCGGAGTAGCACATAATTAAAATCATCTCCGTGGCTGGATGGTCTTTATCGTTCCAGAGTTTTTCCAATTCAGACTCAGTAAAGGCTTCGCCATGTACATCATCATCTTCCTTCTCTATCTTCACATAATCCGCATAATTACGCTCACACAAGTTGTTGGGAATCGCATAGTTGTATATCTGATGAAACAGGGTGACAATGAGTTCGAGGGAGGCGTGCTTCAGCGGACAGGCATCTATCACGGCCTGCAAATCATCCAGTGTCAGATTGGCAAATTCCCGGTCGTGCAGAGACTTTGTGTTTTTGAATGCGGCGCACATGCTCTGCTCCATAGAACTTTTCTTTTCCCGATGTCCGTAAGAGCGCTTGAATTTATTCTCATAATACCGCTCAAATACCTCCTTGAATGTAGGGAGCTGCTCCCGAGGTTCTATGTTCTGAGACTGGTTATAATCTGCCAGTAGCTTTTGTATCAGGTCACTGGCTTTTTCATCATTCTTTGACTCTAGTGTACGCTCATCACCCGGGGTGTAGGTCCCGGCCCGGTAGGAAGTCAGAACCGCAAAGCCGGTTATCCAGTTCTTCACATAGCAGATTGCCGGAGGAGTTTTTGGGCGGCCAATGTCATCGACTTCGGTGGAGGGGGGATACACACCGTAGGGGTTGCGACGGTTTTTACCGAGGTAACGGATCTGACCATAACCATTTGGGAGCTTTGGGTATTTTTTTCGTTTTGCCATTAGTCATCTTCCTTTCTTTGTGCGACATCGCACATTTTGGGGCATAAAAATAACAGCCACCGAAAATATGTTTCGATTGCAAAGCTGTTCCGAAGATGATACAATATATACGTGAGTTATTGTCTGCTCTTCGGAGTTGACATTGTGTTGTGAGGCCGTCCGGTATTCCAGTACCGGGCGGTTTTTATTTATTTAAAAGCATTTTTTACATGGTTCATAATGCCATGATTGAGCTTCTGAAAGAGTTACTTCACGTGCAGTGTTTGGGTTCATTCTTCCACAATTTGGTATGCGATGATATTTCTCTCCAGTTGCAGAGAGCCATACAGTAGTTTCATTTACTGTTTGCGAAGCGGCATTTTCAGCAGCTTGAGCTTCTTCCTCGGCTTTGATGCGAGCTTCTTCTTCGGCTTTTGCAGCAGCTTGCTCCGCAGCAATTCGTTCTTCCTCGGCTTTTCTGGCGGCTTCTTCTTCCGCTTTCTTTTTAGCCTCTTCCTCAGCTTTCTTTTTAGCTTCTTCTTCCGCCTTTTTCTTAGCTACAGCAGCTTTTTCTTTTTCGATGGCCGTTTTATCTTCTGTTTTTATTGAAATAGTATTACTTTTGATTCCCCCATATTCTAACCAGATTTTGTATGAGCCGGCTTTTGGAGCTGAGAATACTATAAAATCGTCAGAAATTTTTATTTTACCCCCGGAAGATTTAAAAGCACTGTCTGGAATGTCATAATCTGAAGGCAATATTTCAGCAGTTATTTTAATATTTTGATTGATGTCATATGTTTTAGACGTATCAGCCGATAATGACATACTTTCAAGTTTGGGAGAAGTCATAGCGCTTATGGTTACAAAAGCAAAAAGCGCTGTGATAATAACTTTTATTGGCTTTTTCCAGTTCGTATACTTCCACATCAAAAATAATCCAACTGGAAAGAATAAAATCAGAAGAGCTATAATCCAACTAGTTTTTTGATACCATTTGCCCTTGTCTGGGTCGTCCGGTGTTTGACTGTTTGGACTTGAAAACGATGAATTATCTTGGAAGTTATCAGTGCCATATTCTGTACGTCCCGAGGTGCTTGATGTTTTTGTGTACGAAATACCAGTGCCCGGGATGCCAACAGTAGCCGTTTTCTTACCCTTTGGATTTACAGTATAGTGGGCACCTTTTGAACCGACAGTTGCGCTCATACTGTTTTTGTTTAAATTGATTTTTACTCCTGGAGCAATTTTAATGCTTTTTCTGAATCTTAGCCCCATATTTTTCCCTCTCTTCCTTCGTTCCTTATATTGAGAAAACCACTTTATATAAACGCCGAAGCATCTATATTAAAAATCATAAAGCCAATTATTTTCCAGACGTAGTAAAACTTTTCTGTCGTCGGCAGAAAGTACATCAAACATAGGTGTCCGTTTAGGTTCATCATGAAGAGCACACGCACCCTTGCAGTAAGGCATCTTTTCATTATAAACTGTAGCACCACAAAATTCACATTTCTTTATCGAATATACGAAACCATTATATACACTGTTATAAAAATGTGCATATAGACTTCTATCATAGTCATGCATCCCAGACTGGCATACTTCGTTACACCACTCAGAGAAATCTTGGGCAGCATAGTAAGCAGCAGAAGAGGAAATTTCAAAAAGTTCACTGACATCAGCAACTGTTTTTAGCTTTGCATAATACATTGCGATTCTTGGTGCAAGGATATTACTGGCAAAATAGTTAGCTTCTTCTTCATTCTCAGGGGTATCATTTTTGTGCCCTAAAATGTGATGCCCTAATTCGTGCATGAGTGAAAAACGGATTCGTTTTGGGGGCTTCTTATCGTTATAGGCAATTATATGCATATTTCCAATTCGAAAAGCATCTTCAGAATATGAAACACACATTTTATACAATTCTAAATTTCGTGATTGAAGTTCAGAATATGTACACACCTTATAGTCGAAGCGATTTAATATATTAAAACAATCTATTGGGAAAGTACTTATATGGCATTTAATTATCGTATCTGTGACAGCCTGTCTTATATAGTTGTTATTCAAGTAAACCAATCCTTACAAATCTATTTCGGACAAAAGCTTGATTAATTTCATTTTTTGCTCTGTAGAAAAGTCTTTACCATTGCGAGCTATAAGAGATTCAACATCTTCAAAAGATGGTTCTATAGTTCGTGCTTGAGGTTCATCGTCAAAATCATCTAGCGTACACCCAAGAACTCTGGCAATAGCTTTTAAGGTTTCGAGTTTGGGGTCTTTAGTTACACCAGATAAAATTTTGTCGAGGGTGCCTTTGGGTACACCGGATTTTTCTGCCAATTCTGCCGTAGTCATTCCAAGTCGTCTTTTATATTCTTCTATCTTTTCTAATCCCATTCTCCAATCCTCCTTATAAGTAGAGAATAGCACCGTCAACGGATAGAGTCAAGAAAAATATTTCCGTCAAAAGTTACAAAATAATAATTAACGGAAAAAACATTCTAAAATTGTGTTGACAATAGTAATTAACGGCTATATAATACACACATGATAACCGTTGACGGAAAAGAAAGGAGTGATTTAATGTATAGAGTACTTAGGGGAGAAATGGTAAAAGCCGATATTACTATCCATGAATTAGCTTTAAAAATAGGTATCACAGAAAGAAGTCTAAGAAATAAAATAAATGGCGCTACGGCATTTACTTGGAACGAAGTTCTTGTCATTAGAAAAATCGTTTCTCCCAATATGCAACTTGAGGAATTATTCAAGGCAGCATAAAAACAAACTAGTGTTCGATAAAATTACTATAGCATTTCTTAATGGGGAAATCAATTGGTAATATTGGACAAAGAGAAGGGGGTGGTGTGAGAGGTGAAAAGATTAACCATTAGAGATGGAAATATATATTTAGATGATGAAAAAATGGAATGTCTTAAGAATTACAAAATTGTCAGTTCCACAAAAAATAAAGGGATTGCAGAACTGACTCTTGTAATGGATGTATCTATAGCCCAAGTTGAGATTTGATAATTGCCGAGACAACACCAGTTGCTATCTGTTTCAAAGCATCAAGAGAGTTAGAACCAGCAGATTTTGCAATTTCCTTAGTTTTATTCCAATTTGTATCTTCGCGGATGTCGGCAAGAAATTTGTGTCCTTCTGGTAGAAGATATTTAATCAAGCAACCACCATCTAAGTACCAAGATGGAGTTTCAATAAGAGAAGATAATTCCGCTTGTTTTATATGATACATTACTTCGTCAGATGAATACTTTTCTAGTTCAGTAGGCAGGTTTGACGGAGAAATAGATATAAAATGTCTTAAATCGGAATTTAATTCCACGTAAAGCAGGATATCTCTTATACAATCTGGATTGAGTTTCATACAATCATTCCTTTCATCATTTGATTAGGAAGATTATACCAAAAATATAAGTTACAAACAAGAAGAGGAGGTGTAACAAAGTGTATGACATTCTTAGAGCGAGTCAAGCTGCGCGTGTAATTGGCTGTGGCGCGCCGGAAGTCCGTCATAAGCTTCGTATTGGAGTGTGGAAATTTGGGCGGGTCATCAGTCCCAAGGAATCTGGAACGTCACAGTGCTCTTATGAAATCAATAAGCGTGACTTAGCAGATTTTCTGAAGATAAGTTTAGAAGAGTTAGAGGGGAGGTTAGAATCACAGTGACACAATTAAGAAAAAGAATCCGCAGGCGCCACATGAAGGAACTTGCCTGTGAGATTGCACAGAGGGTATGTATCGGGATTAGCCTATTCGGCTTAGCGTTATGTATATTCGCCGAAGCTGTGGCCAAAAATCCGGTCAGTACATTAGTTCTGGCAATCGTGTATGTTGTGCTGGGCGCATTGCTGGCAGTTGCAGGCTATGTATGGTATAAGTTCTTCGCAGGATTGGAAAGGATGGTGGGAAGGAATGGAAGAAGTTAATTATGAAGAACTTCGTGAAAAAGTACAGCATGAGCTCGAGAAGTGTGCAGAACATGATAGGAGAGGGACAGCGATGTATGTCCTTGTGCAGACATTGGTTCCGGAGCTGAGCCCTCATCAGGTCGTACAGCTGGTAGATATGGCTGCGGACTACATGAAAAACGCGCCCGGGAGCGGGAACTCCAAACAGGCGCATAGTTAATCAATCATCTTCATTATCGGACAAAATGGAGAAAAAGTCAAATAATTAAAATTTTAAGGAGGATTTCAAAGATGGATGTACATGTAACGATCAAGGTAGACGAAGAGGCGGTCTCTGCAATAGTGGCTGCAATCACAGGGCTGGCTGGACGTGCCACTCGGGCAGATGATAAGACGGTGGCGCAGAATGCTCAGCCGGCAATTACAGCTGTGCCGACAGTATCCCAGACGGTTCCGGTAGCTCAGCCGGCTGTACCGGTGACACCGCAACCGGCGCCGGAAGTTCCACGACCGATACAACAGGCAGCAACTCAGGCGACAGCGGTTCCCACGACCACCCGTGCCTATACCGCGGAAGAGCTACGGCAGGCGGCAATGACCTTAATGGACAAGGGGATGCAGGCCCAGCTTCAAAGCCTGCTTGCAGGATACGGCGTGGAAGCGCTTCCCATGCTGCCGCCAGAGCAGTACGGTAATTTCGCGACCGCACTTCGGGGATTGGGGGCACAGATATAATGGCGCAGGAAGAGAGGGCGCATGCACTATTGAGTGCATCGAGCGCCCACAGATGGCTCAATTGTACTCCCAGCGCGAAGCTGGAGGAACAGTTCCCGGATACCTCATCAGAGGCGGCGCAAGAAGGGACTATCGCGCATGAGCTCGCAGAACTGAAAGTAAGGCATTATTTCCACCCTGTGGATTTTGGAAGGCAGAAGTTCACCCGGCGGGTGAATAAACTGAAAAAGGAAGAATTGTGGCAGAACGAAATGGACGGATATACGGAAGAGTATCTCGATTACATCAAAGTTCTCGCCAACGGTCTTGCCAGCAAACCTGGTGCAGTGATTGAACAGAAGTTTTATTATGACGCATGGGCGCCGGGAGGCTTTGGCACGGCGGACTGTATCCTGATCCATGGTGATACCATACATATCATTGATTTCAAATACGGAAAAGGGGTTCCGGTCAGCGCAGAGAAGAATCCACAGATGATGCTGTACGCGTTGGGAGCCTACGACACTTACAAGCTGCTGTACCCTATACAGAATATCAAGATGACCATCATCCAGCCGCGGCTCGATAGTGTATCCGAATGGGGATGTACGCTGGAGGAGTTGCTAGAGTTCGGTAAGTATGTAAAAGAACGCGCAGTTCTCGCTATAGACGGGAAGGGAGATTTTGCGCCGGACGTATCAACTTGTAGGTTCTGCCGGGCAAAGGCCCAGTGCCGCGCTCGGTCGGACTATAACGTGAAGCAGGCATTTGACCTTGGAGAGCTTCCGCCGCTCATCACACACGCAGAGGCGGGAGAACGGCTGGCAAGATTGGCCGATGTGGCAAAATACCAGAAGGACTTACAGGAATGGGCGCTGGCCGAGTGCCTTGCCGGAAACGAGGTGCCCGGATGGAAAGCCGTGGAAGGCCGCGGCTCCCGGGATTGGATAGATATGGACAAGGCATTCGAGGCATTGCAGGCCAGTGGGACGCCGGAAGCACTTCTGTGGGAAAAGAAGCCGCTTACCCTTGCACAGATTGAGAAGATGCTGGGGAAGAAGGAATTTGACACCTGTGTCGGCAGCATGGTGGTCAAGAACCCCGGGAAGCCGGCACTGGTAAAGGAATCAGATAAACGGGACGCAATTACGAATAAAATAACAGCCGCAGAGGCATTTAAAGAAGGAGAATAAGGATATGGAAAATTTAAGTAACGTAACAACAGGAAAAGTGAGATTGTCTTATGTGCATCTATTTAAACCTTACGCGTATCAGCCGGGGCAGGAAGAGAAGTATCAGGTGACGGTTCTTGTGCCAAAGAGCGACACCGATACGATGGGGCGCATTAACGCTGCTATCGAGGCGGCAAAGCAGAGAGGGATATCCGAGAAGTGGAATGGACAGTGCCCGCCGCTCGTGCCTACTCCGGTGTATGACGGGGATGGTGTCCGGCCGTCTGACGGCATGGCTTTTGGCGCGGAATGTAAAGGCTGCTGGGTGTTCACTGCCAGCGCGAAGGTGGATTATCCCCCGGAGGTCGTAGATAAGATGGGGAACCCTATCATCAATCAGTCAGAGGTCTACAGCGGGATGTATGGACGTGTCAATGTGACATTCTATCCCTACGCATTTGGCGGGAAAAAGGGTATTGGCTGCGGACTCGGCCCTGTACAGAAGTTGGAAGATGGAGAAGCACTTGGCGGCAGTGCCCTGAGCGCTGCACAGGCTTTCGGGACACCGCAGGCAGCACAGCAGCCGAATCCTTATGCACAGCCAGCTTACGGACAGCCGCCAGTGCAACCGGCTTATACCCAACCAGCACAGCCACAGCCGGCGCAGTCTAACATCAATCCGATTACCGGATTGCCATTTTAAGCAGGAGGGGCGTTCACGCCCCTTTCATTGACAGGAGAGATTTATGGCGACACATCATCTGAGTATAGATATTGAGACAAAAAGTAGTGTAGACATCGGAAAAGCAGGTCTATATAAATACGCCCAGTCCGAGGATTTTGAGATTCTCTTGTTCGCATATAAGCGGGATTCACAGGAAGTACAAATCGTAGACCTAGCATCTGGAGAAATAATACCGGAACATATCCTGAACGCACTTGGGCGTCCGGATGTCATCAAACATGCATATAATGCGGCTTTCGAGTGGTACTGCCTCAATCGGGCCGGATACAGCACGCCCCTTGAACAATGGAGGTGCACGATGGCGCATGGCCTGTACTGCGGCTATACCGCAGGACTGGACGCCACCGGAAAAGCAATCGGCCTACCACAGGACAAGCAGAAGCTGACGGCTGGGAAAGCGCTCATCCGGTATTTCTGCGTGCCATGTAAGCCGACGAAATCTAACGGGAATAGGCGGTGGAATCTGCCAGCGCACGCCCCTGAAAAATGGGAGCTGTTCAAAGAATACTGCAGGCAGGACGTAGTGACAGAGCATGAGATCCTGAGACGGCTGAAGCAGTTCCCTATGCCCGAAGAAGAGATAAGGCTTTGGCAGATGGACATCAAGATGAATGCTTTTGGGGTACGTGTGGATTCAGAACTGATCGCTGGTGCGCTGATGATCGATGCGGTCAGCACCAATGAACTGGTGCAGGAGGCATACTGCCTTACGGGACTGGCGAACTCGAACAGCACCCAGCAGCTTCTTGCATGGTTACAGAAAGAGGGCGTAGATGCGCCCAACCTGCAGAAGGCAACGGTGGAGGAATTGCTCCAAGGGAAAGGACTTTCTGAGAAGGCACGGCGGGTACTTGAAATTCGTCAGCAGATGGGGAAGACCTCCATAAAGAAATACGTTGCTATGGATACCGCAAAGGGCACGGATGAGCGTGTCCGGGGACTGACCCAGTATTATGGTGCGAACAGGACCGGCAGGTGGGCCGGAAGATTGGTACAGATGCAGAACCTTCCAAGGAATTACCTGAAAACGCTGGATTATGCAAGGAATTTGGTAAAGGCTCAGAATTACGACGGTCTGAAACTGTTGTACGGAAATGTACCGGATACATTATCACAGTTAATCAGGACTGCTTTTATACCCTCAGAAGGTCATAAGTTCGTGGTAGCGGATTTCAGTGCCATTGAGGCGCGGGTAATCGCATGGCTCGCAGGGGAACAGTGGGTCAATGAGGTATTCGCCACTCATGGAAAGATTTATGAGGCCACGGCTTCACAGATGTTCGGCGTACCAGTGGAGAAGATAATAAAGGGAAATCCGGAGTATGCCCTCCGACAGAAAGGCAAGGTGGCCACGCTGGCCCTCGGTTATCAGGGCGGGGTCAACGCCCTCATTACGATGGGGGCACTGAACATGGGGCTGTCAGAAGAGGAGCTTCCTGACATCGTGCAGCGGTGGAGGAACGCGAATCCAAGAATCCGGGATCTATGGTATGCGGTAGAACAGGCTGCGTTGACGGTGATGCAGACAGCACAGCCGCAAGGCATCCGCGGGCTCATCTTCGCTGTAGAGGGCGACTTGACCTATGGGCAGTCCTTTCTTACGGTGCAATTGCCCAGCGGCAGGAAACTGTTCTACCCCAAACCGTTCCTTCAGGAGAATCAGTTCGGGAAGATGGCCATCCACTATTATACGGTCGGACAGCAGACGAGGAAATGGGAAGTCACATCCACCTATGGCGGGAAGATGACCGAGAACATCATACAGGCGGTCGCCCGCGACTGTCTGGCCGAGACCTTGAAGCGTATCGATGCCCGAGGCTTACAGGTCGTCTTCCACGTACATGACGAGGTCATCATCGATGCGCCCATGGACGTGACCGTGGATGAGATATGTGACCTAATGGCAGAACCGATATCTTGGGCGCCGGGGCTCATCTTAAAGGGCGCAGGATTTGAAAGCAATTATTATATGAAAGACTAAGGAGGCAGGGGAGTGGTAAACAACAGGAAGATGCTTATCAGCATGGCTGGAAGCCGGAATATGAAGCATTGGCCGAGAACTGAAATCCTCTGGTCCGAGTTCACGGATAGATTAAGGACTCCAGTCAGGAGCACGGAGACTTTGGAAGAGTATCTGGCCATGACGAAGCACCAGCAGTCCGAACTAAAGGATGTGGGCGGGTTCGTGGGCGGCACTTTTGCGGGAGACCGGAGAAAGGCCTCCCATGCAGAGGGCCGGGACCTTCTTACGCTGGATATGGACAATATACCTGCAGGAGGCACAGAGGATATCTTAAAACGAGTTTCAGGACTTGGCTGTGCTGCGGCAGTCTACAGCACGCGCAAGCACGCAGGCTATGCTCCGCGGCTGCGAGTTATCGTGCCGCTTGACCGGACAGCGACGGCAGATGAGTATGAACCGGCTGCACGGAAACTGGCATCCCTTCTCGGGATAGAATTCTGCGACCCGACTACGTTCGATGTGTCGCGGCTGATGTATTGGCCGAGCTGCTGTAAGGATAGCGAGTACATATTTGAAGTATATGACAATCCCTTCTGCAGCCTTGAAGGCCTGCTTTCCATGTATGGCGACTGGCATGATATCCAGCAATGGCCTCAGGTACCCGGGGCGGATGCCGTAGAGCGGAGGCGTCTTGCTAAGCAGGAGGACCCGACGACAAAGAGAGGAGTCATCGGCGCGTTCTGCCGGACTTACAGTATCACGCAGGCTATGGAGAAGTTCATACCGGGGATGTACGAAGAGACCACTATGGAGGGGCGCTATACCTTCACAGGAGGCTCTACGATTGGGGGAGCTATTGTCTATGACGGGGACTTATTCCTATACTCCCATCATGCGACAGACCCCTGTTCCGGACAGCTCGTAAATGCTTTTGACATGGTACGGCTGCATATTTATGGCGACAAGGATGCCGAATCAAAAGAAGGGACCCCGGTCAATAAGCTGCCGTCTTTTGTGGAGATGAGCAAACTGGCCTTATCCGATAAGACCGTAGCAGACCTAATAGCAAAAGAACGTTATGAAAAAGCACAGGAGGCTTTTAGGACTGAGCCGGTGCCGGGGACAGGACCGGCACGGGAAGAATACGACCTTGACTGGATAGGGCGTCTCACGAGGAATAGCAATGGCCAGATAGAAAAGACCATCAACAATGCGGCCCTTGTCCTAGAGAACGACCCCTTGCTGAAAGGAAAGATAGTGACCGATGAATTCGCCAGCTGCGGCATGGTGCTGGGAAGGCTGCCGTGGAGCAGGGAAGAGGGGAAACGGCGCTGGAAGGACTTTGACGATGCCGGATTCTATAATTATATGGAACTGTTCTACGGTATCACTGGAAGAGAGAAGCTTGATAATGCACTTATGATCGTCGGCCAGCAGCACAGAATCAACGATGTGAAAGAATACCTGCAGGGACTCTCATGGGACGGCGTGAAGCGTCTGGACACGTTACTTGTGGACTATCTTGGCGCAGAGGATACGGCTTATACCCGTGCGGTCATGCGGAAGTCATTATGTGCCGCAGTGGCAAGAGCCGTCATCGGCGGGGTGAAATTTGACTATATGCCAATTTTTACAGGGCCACAAGGAATAGGAAAGAGCACGTTCTTAAGCATCCTCGGGAAGGATTGGTTCTCGGACTCCCTGACGACGTTTGAGGGAAAGGAGGCTGCTGAGCTGATACAGGGGACATGGCTCAATGAGGTGGGGGAACTTTCTGCATTTACTAAGCAAGAAACACAGGTTATCAAACAGTTCTTAAGCAAGACACATGATATCTATCGTGCGGCATATGGTCGCAGGACAGACAAGTATCCCCGCCGGTGCGTGTTCTTCGGGACTTCCAATGACAGCGAGTTTTTGAAAGACGCAACAGGAAACCGGCGCTTTTGGCCGGTGGATGTGGGAATACACCCGGCAGGGAAGTCCGTGTGGGAACAGCTGCCTCAAGAGACAGACCAGATATGGGCGGAGGCATATGCGTACTGGCAATTAGGGGAGACATTATATCTATCAAAGGAAATAGAAAAGATGGCCGAGAGGGCGCAGGACAGCCACAAGGAGTCTTCAGGGAAAGAGGGACTCATCCGGGAATTTCTGGATAAGAAGGTCCCGGATAACTGGGGCAAGATGAAACTGTCAGATAGGCGGATGTACTTGAATGGGAATCTGAAATTATCAGATGACCGTAGACTGACAGAGAGAGTACATGTATGCGCAGTAGAGATATGGTGTGAGTGCTTTGGGGGAGACCCCCGGCTTATGCAGCGCCGGGATAGTGTGGAAATCAATAATATCCTGCTTGGGTTCAAGGACTGGAAAAGGCTGGAGACACCGAGGAAATATGAACCATATGGTTCCCAGAGATGTTTCGAAAAAGTAACTACAAAAGAATGTAGTTGAGCAGAAAAAGTTTGTAGTACGTAGTTTTTTCAAGACTACACAGTCTACATAAAAAACACAATGTAGTCGCTACTTTGTAGTCAGGGAAAACGCCATAAAATCAACAAAAACTAATATATAACTACATAAACTACAAACTTTCTATATAAGTAAAAAAATAGATAATAAAATAGTATACCGCGCTACCTAAATCGCCTAATACGGACACATCATATACGCGTATGCGCACGAAGGTAGGCGGGAGGAGGAATTATGAGGGAAGCAGAAATTGAAAAAATCTTGGTAAGGGAAGCCAAGCGGCAGGGAGGTCGGGCCTATAAGTGGGTGAGCCCCGGGAACGATGGTGTCCCAGATAGGATAGTTATCTTTCCGGACAGGGTGCCGGTCTTCGTCGAGCTGAAGTCGGATACCGGGAAACTGAGCGCCCTACAAAAAGTACAGATAGACCGGCTGAGAAAACTTGGCCAGCAGGTGGAAGTAGTCAAGGGCATCGATGGAGTCAGCCAGTTCTTTCAGGATTACGGGTATGGGGAGGTAAGCAAAGAAATTGATAGCAAATACGAGCTGTGAAGGAGAACGTGTGATGGTTAAGGACATTGCAGGATATGAGGGACTTTACGGTATTGATGAAATGGGAAATGTTTGGTCATACAGGAATAACCTAATTCTTAAGCCATATGTGAATACCGGAGGATATCTGAGAGTTAATCTTTGTAGTCATGGGAAAGTAGAGCACAGGTATATTCATAGACTTGTGGCGGAGGCTTTTTTAGATAACCCCATGGGGTATGAAATTGTGAATCACATTAACGTAGACCCTCGGGATAATAGATTGGTTAACCTTGAGTGGTGTGACCAAGGCTATAACATTCGGTATTCGAGGGATATGGGAAACCAGAACGATATACCTGTTAGAGCATTTTCACCAATTACTGGAGAAATTAAGGAATTTAAAAATTTAAGAGCCGCAGGTGAGGAATTGTTCGGAAAGTGGTGGGCATTAAGATATCTATGTCGGAGGCATGGGAAAAATTTAACAAGGGCATGTGGATGTTTGAGGTGATTGAAAAATGAAATTTGTACCACATGAGTATCAAAGATTTTGTATTCAAAAAATTATAGACACCAAAAAAGTTGGTATTTGGCAAGATATGGGTTTAGGCAAGACAGTGACCACGCTGACGGCTGTCAAAGAGCTGAAGTATGACCGGTTCCAAGTCAGGAAGGTGCTCGTGATAGCACCGAAGAAAGTGGCGGAGGGAACATGGGCAAAAGAGAAGGATAAGTGGGACCATACAAAGATGCTGCGCATATCATCGGTCCTTGGCAGTCAGGCAAAGCGTATTCGTGCCCTCAACACTCCTGCGGATATCTATGTCATTAACCGGGAAAATGTGGTGTGGCTGGTAGACTATTACCGGAACAGCTGGCCCTTTGACATGGTGGTCGTGGATGAGTCCAGCAGTTTCAAGAGCCACAAGGCGAAACGCTTCAAGGCATTGGCCAGCATCGGGGCGCACATAGAGCGGCTGGTGGAGCTTACTGGAACTCCGTCGCCAAATGGCCTTGACGACCTGTGGAGCCAGATATATCTGCTGGACGGCGGTGAACGGCTGGGCAGGAAGTATACGCAGTTCAGGGAGCGGTATTTCGACCCCGGGGAACGTGGGCAGAACGTGATATACAACTACAAGGCGAAACCCGGTAGTGAAGATAGTATTCTGGAGAAGATATCGGATATCTGCATCAGCATGAAGGCAGAGGATTATCTGCAGCTTCCTGATGTTACATACCATGAGATACCCGTTGTTCTGGATGATAAGGCCTCGAAGGCTTACCACGAACTGGAGAGGAAAATGGTGCTGGAACTTCCAGAAGCAGAAGATGATATCAGTGTTACCAGTGCAGCGGCCTTAAGCAACAAACTCCTGCAGCTTGGGAACGGGGCAATCTACGACGAAGGCCATGAAGCCCATGAAGTTCATGGCTGCAAGATAGAAGCCTTTCTGGAATTGATAGAATCCCTGCAGGGAAAACCGGCGTTGGTGTTCTATAATTTCCAACATGACAGGGCGCGTATCCAAAAGGCTTTGGAGAAATCGAGATTACGGGTCCGTGAGCTGAAGACGACACAGGATGAGGATGCGTGGAATAACCATGAGGTCGATATCCTGCTTACCCATCCTGCCAGCAGCGCCTACGGACTGAACCTGCAGCAGGGCGGCAATCACGTAATATGGTTCGGCCTGACTTGGAATTATGAGCTATACACACAGGCCAATAAAAGGCTGCACCGTCAGGGACAGAAGGAAAAGGTCATCGTGCATCACCTGATCTGCACGGGTACCCGTGACGAGGATGTCATGGAAGCCCTAAAGCGAAAAGAAGATGTGCAAGAGTGGGTGATGCAGAGCCTGAAAGCAAGAATCCGAAAGATCAAAGATGAACATAAAGCATAAGAAGGAGCTGAACAAATATGAAGTATAGAACAGAAAAGCATATCGTTGGAGACGATGGAAAGAGATTTAGAGTGGGCGATACGGTCAGCTTTTACCATCCTAACGGTGCTGGATGCTGCGGCGTGCAAATAACAAAAATCACAGATACTGGATTTCATTACAGCGCTGGCGGTAGACGGGAGAAGAGCGTGCAGTATAAGGACTTGGAAGAAATTGATTCGTTAAATTAACCTTTAAGGAGGAAAAGCATGGATGAATATGTAGTCATATGTCCATATTGCGGGGG